GAATTATCATTTTATCCAAATGAAGTAATATTGGAAACAATTCAAGACCAACAAGAAAATATTATTTATTGGTTGAATCATAAAGATTTTAATTCTGATTATAATAAAATTGCATATATTTTTGCAATTATTTCCAATCATATTAATGATGTGTATCAACAATGGAAACAAAAACAATACGCAAAACAAAAATCAAAAGAAATAGAAAAGATTCAGGTAGAGGATATAAGGCCAAGCGTTCATAAATGTAGTGATATTAGTAATTGGTTAGATGAGGATGAATAAATGGAACTAAAAGATTATCCAGTAGAATTGACGGAAAATAGAGAACAGATTGAGTGCAATTTTATTTTTTGTTTATGGAAAGAACCGGAATTAATTGATGATTATAAAAACGTTGTTAATGGAACAGATATTTTAACTGTTGATGGAATTTTTTATTATGGATTATGCCAACAAATGTATAAAGCAGGGTATAAAGTATTTGATAATATTTCAGTTGTAACTTTTTTAGCTGATAAACCAGCATTGCAGAAAGGATTTGATGAACGAACTGGATTTGCTCCAATTAAAGAAATTACAGAACTTTTAGATTCAAGTAATATAGATACATATTATAGTGCACTTGTAAAATCAAATATGGTATTAAATTTGTATAATTCTGGATTTAATGTACAAAAGGATTGGAAAAAAATTCAGCAAATGAATCCAGATGAATTATATGATTTTTATGATTATAAATTGAATAACATATGTGTTGGAAAAATTGATAAGTTAAAAGCAGTTGATATGAAATCGGGATATGAACCATTTGTTGAACAATGGGATAGAGGAGAATCTGTTGGCTTTAAAGTTGGTTATCCTTTAATGAATTATACACTTGCAGGAGTACATAGAAAAAATCTTCTTTTACATTTAGCGCATATTGGAAAAGGTAAAACAACAACTGCCATTAATATGTATATTTTTCCTGCAATTGAAGAAGGTGAGAATGTTTGTATTATTTCAAATGAGCAACAAGAAGAAGAGTGGCGGCAAATGTTACTTGCAACAGGAGTATTTAACCATACAAAAAAAGACGGTGATAAATTAAATAGACAAAAATTTGTTGTTGGTCATTTTACACAAGAAGACAAGGAACGAATTTCAGAAGGAGAAAAATGGATTCAAAATCAAAAGGGACAACTCATTTTAATTTCTTTAAATGATTATTCTATTGATCGTGTAAAGAAAATTATTAAAAAATATAGCAAGATAGGGTTTACAGAATTTATCTTTGATACTTTGAAACCATTACATGAAAATTCAGATAAAGCATGGGCAGAATTTAGTGAGATGGCAAAACAACTATTTTTGATTAGCAAAAAAGAAGATGTTGCAGTTATTGCGACAGCTCAGCTTTCTTCCGAATCTATGTCAAGACGGTTTTTAGATTTGAGTTGTACTGGTAAAGGCAAGGCTATTGCAGAAACAGCTAGTACAGTTGTAATGTTTCGTGAATTAACAACACAAGAAAAAGAAAAAGGTCATGCTTATCAATTTATGAAAGGTGAATCAGGAAAATATTTAAGCACAAAAAAAGAAATTTCCTTAGATCCGAATAAAAATTATATTGTATTTTTTATTCCTAAAAATAGATTTGGTAGTACAAATTATCAAATTTTATATGAACGAAATATGTCATTTAATACAATGAAAGAAATTGGATATATTGATATACCTTATGATGGATTTAAAATAAAAAAGTAAAGAGGGTGATATAGTATTGAGATTAATGTTAATCAATTGCGAAGTTATTTAGTAAATAATTATGAGGTTGTAGAAGATATTTTAAACGATTTGCAATTTACAAATATTACTTATAATCGGCAAAAACAAGAAATACGCTTTAGTCGTAGAGAAGGTGGTAATCCTACTGCTGTTGTTTTATATCTCAATACTATGTCATTCTATTGTTTTTCTACTTGTCAGTATGGCAACATTTTTACTTTAATTATGGAGAAAAAGAATTGTAATTTTTATTCTTCTTTGCAATATGTAGCTAAAAAATTAGGGTTAAAACAACAACAAGTTAATTTAAAAACACGATTACCATTTAATGGATTTTATCATAAAATTATTAAGCAAATACATGAACCGGAGAGTAGCTTAAAAACTTACGATTCATCAATCTTAGAGCCATACTTACATAAATACAATTTGATGTTTCTCAATGATGGAATTGATTTTCAAACACAAGAAGAATATCAGATTGGATATGACATTACAACTGGAAGAATTACATTTCCGGTATGGACTTTTAATGGGGAGTTGTGTGGTATTATGGGCAGACTGAATGACTTACACTGTCCAAAAGAAGAAAGATGGTTGCCTATAATTCCATGTTCTCGTAGTTTAACTTTAAGTGCATATCATCGAAATTATAAAAAGATTCAAGAAAAGGGATTATGTGTTATTACAGAGTCGGATAAAGCACCGGCTCAGATGCACAGTTTCGGTTGTGATGTAGGGTTGGCAACATCAGGGTGTCATATATCTGAAACTCAAGCAAGATATTTAAAGGGATTAATGATACCAAGACTTATTGTTGCTTATGATGAGGGTTTAGATGAAGAACAAGTTAGAACAGAAGCAGAATCTTTGATTGTAGATAATCCAATATATAAAAATCATGTTGGCTATGTATGGGATTCTGAAAATGAGATTTTGCAAAAAGGATTAAAACAATCTCCGACAGATTTAGGACGTGAAAAATTTGTGCATTTATTGACTAAGAAAGTGAAGTGGGTATCATAGCAAAAAGAGAATTAGATGAAAGACTCAATGTGTTATATAAGGCAGGAAAAAAAGTTTATAGCTTTAGCAAGGCAAGTACAATTCATGATTGTTTGTATTCGGCATATCTTACATATATAAAGCATTGCAAAGGAACTTCTAATTGTTATTCAATTATGGGTACAAAAGTTCATGATACGCTACAAGCTATCATGGATGGTAAAGCGACTGAAAAGGAATTGCTTCCTGCATTGAACTCTGAATTGGATGATTTAAAAATGCTGAACATTAACTTTCCAAAAGACAGAAACGGCGGCGATAGTATTCGTGAAAAATGGATTGCAGATATGACGGATTTTTGTAATACGTTTAAAAGGCCGAAGGGAAAATTTGAGACAGAACAATTAGTAATTTATCCATTATCAGATGAAAGATATATTCAAGGATATGTTGATTTAATTCAATATCATTCAGATAATGAAATTTCAATTTATGATTGGAAAACGTCAAGTCAATTTTCCACAAAAGATTTAAAAGAACATGGGCGGCAACTTGTTTTATATGCTATGGCAAAAGAGAACGAAGGATACAAAGTACGAAATATTGCGTGGGTTATGCTCAAGTATGTTACTGTGAAGTTTATGGGAAAATCACGCAAAAATTCAAAAAAGGAAACAGAGCAAATTAAAGTAATTGAAAGATGTAAAGTGGTTGATGAATTATCTTCTATGATTTATGATAAAATGTTAAGCCTTGGATATGATGAGGTTGATGCAGAATGTTATCTATTTCAAGCAAAGGAAAATAAGACGCTTGATTCTTTGCCAGAAGATATTAAAAAGCAATTTATTATTTCACCGTATATCAGATATTATAATTATACTCCTGAATTGAAACAGGATGCTATTGATTATATGAACCAACAAGCGGATATTTTTGAAAATTTGAACAAAACAAATGAAACGGAGTGGAGACATAAGTCTTTCACAAAGTCTTTAAAGAGCGGAAAAGAAGTAGATGATACATTCTTTTGTAATAATCTTTGCAATTTTAAGAATAGCTGTAAATACTTAAAGACGTATAATGATTTGAAATCCATTGATGATATGAATGGAGCGAATTTATTTTAAGGGAGAGGTTAAATGGGAAAAGTTAAAAAGTGGTCAGATGAAGAAATAAAAATTCTAACTGAAATGTATAAAAAAGCAGTTCCTATTAATAAAATTAGTTATAAACTAGGTAGAACTGAACGAGCAACTGAGGCGAAAGCTATACAATTAGGATTGAACAAATTTTCTACATATAAAAACAATGCTAATCAAAAACGTCCATATATGGATTATGATTGGTGCTATGACAGGTTTGTTAATAAACGAATGACACATCAAGAGATGGCAGATGAATTAGGAGTTACAAAAAGAGTGATTCAAAAATGGTGTGCGGGGAAATTTCAGCTTAATGCATATACGTTAAGAAAATATTTGACATTGAATAAAAATCAAAAAGATGTTGTTATGTTTGGTCGTTTAGGCGATGAACATATAGATAAGAGAGAAAATGAGCCGATTTATATTGAAAGTCATGCAGAAGATGAAAAAGATTATTTGTTTTGGAAGTACAAGATTTTAAAAAATTTATGTAATAGTCCACCGCATTATTATCCTGCGACTAATAAAAAATTTCGTAATGCAAAAACAGGACTAACACAATTATGTATTGCCCAACCTAGTTATAGGTTGGAAACCATGACGCTTGATTGTCTAAAACCAATTCGAGAATTAAATAAATCAGAAATTATTGATAATATTAATGAATTCGGATTTTGTTTATATATTTTAGATGATGGAAACAGAAGCAAAACTAATTGGGGAATTTGTGTAGCTGGACTATCAGAATTAGAAAAACATAAATATGTTGATTTTTGTGTTAATAAACTTAAACTTAGTTGCAAAATTCAAAATCATGATAATAGGTATATTAGTTTTGATTCTGTATCATCTAAACAAATTGACAGTTTAATTTTAAAATATGTGCCTGATAATTTAGATATTATTCAAAAGAAAATCTATCGTTGGAGGTAAAATGACAAACAATTATGTAATATATCATCTTCATGATGATAAAGGTTCATTATTAGATAGTTGTACAAAATGGGAAGAATATGTTGATAGAGCATCAGACTGTGGAATGAAAGCTATCGCAAGTACAAATCATGGGTACAATTTAAATTGGACTGATAAAAAGTTGTACGCAGAAAGTAAAGGATTAAAATACATAAATGGAATTGAAGCATATTTGACACCACAGCTTTATCATACAAAAATAAATAAAAATGGAAAATCGGAACAATATAAAGTGCGTGATAATTTCCATACTATTTTATTAGCAAAAAACAGATATGGTGTAGAAGAGTTAAATAATGCAATTAATAAGTCTTACGATTCTGACCATAAATATTATAAACCGAGAATTACCTTTGACGAATTTTTTAATCTATCAAATGATATAATTAAAATTTCTGCTTGTTTAGCAAGTCCGTTAAGATGCTATAACGATAAATGTGTCGATTATGATTCGGAAGTATACAAACGTTTATTAAAATTTTACGATTATTACGAAGTACAATACTGGAATAGCCAAGACCAAATAGAATACAATCAATATTTGTATAAAATGTCAAAAGAATACAACAAACCATTAATCATGGCAACAGATACTCATAGTATTAATAGTTATAAAGCAGAATGTAGAAAAATTTTGATGGTATCTAAAGGTATAGAATTCACCAATGAAGATGAATTTGATTTAACTTTTAAAACGTATGATGAATTAGTCAATGCTCTGGAAAAACAACAGTCATTACCGCGAGAAGTATATATGGAGGCTATTGAAAATACTAATCGTATGGCAGAAACAATTCAAGATTTTAAATTGAATACTAAATCACGTTATCCAATTTTAACCGGAAGTCGTGAAAGTGATGCACAAGAATATATTAAACATACAAAGTCTATGTTTAAAGACAAAGTTGATAAAGGTATTATCCCATTTAATGAAGTTGAGTCATTCAAAAAAGACTTAAAAGAGGAACTGTCAGTTTTCAAAAAAACCGATATGTTGGGATTTATGCTTTCAATGAGTGAGCTTATGTGTTGGTGTAAATCACATGGAATTCCAATAGGGCCTTCTCGTGGCTCTGTGGCTGGCTCAAGATGTGCATTTGTCACGGATATTATTGATGTTGATTCAGTCAGATGGAATACAGTGTTTTCACGTTTTTGTAATGAAAACCGTGTCGAAAGCGGAGATTAAATATTGTGTTTTAGTTCAATAAAAATATAGTGCTTAAAGGATGATGATAATTAGAATTGTTACAGATGAAGAAATTAAAAATGCATATAATTCATATACGAATGGATTGAGTGTAGAGAAAGTATCAAAATTATTTAATATACCACAGACAAGTTTAAGAAGGTATTTTAAACGAAAAGGGTATAGTATAAGAAGTTTAAGTGAAGCAGAAAAAATATATTCTTTTAACGAGTCATATTTTGATAATATAGACACATCAGACAAAGCATATTGGCTTGGATTTTTATATGCTGATGGTTATATTTTATCAAAGAGAAAGCATGGAAACCAAAAATTTGGGGTTACATTATCGGTTGCAGATATTGAACATTTAGAAAAATTAAAACAATGTTTAAATAGTAACCATCGCATCGCTATTTATCACTCTAAAAATTCATATAATGCAAATTGTGAGTATTGTAGGTTGTTGTTTTCTAGTCAACATGCTGTTGATAGCCTAAAAAAATATGGAGTTATAGAAAATAAAACAAATATATTAAAACCTCCAAACATATCAAATGATTTATCCCGCCATTTTATTCGAGGATATTTTGATGGAGATGGAAGTATTTGGAGCCACTTGAATAAAAAATATGGAGCAAAAATTCCACAATATTCAATAGAATTTGTTGGTACAGATTGTATCTTGCAATATATCATGGACGATTTGCTTGAACATAAAATCATTAAAAGATTATATAACTTAAACAAAAGGAAAAAAGGACAAATTGTAAGTAATTTTAAATTTGGTGGAAATTTACAAGCACTGAATTTTTGCCAATACATTTATCAAGATGCAAATACTTATCTTGATAGAAAACATGATAAATATATTGAACTAACAACAATACATAGTTGTTTATAATAGAAATATTATAAAGTATTAGACGGTGAATTGCTGGAAAGTCCTTAGAGCCTATACGCTAAAGCAGAGGAATGAAATATATCCATATGTAAACGCTTGAAAAGTTATAGGATTGGATAATCAGCAGCCAAGCCTCGAATAGAGGAAGGTTCAACGACTATCTCGCCAGAGAGTAGGAAATACTTCCGAAGTGCCGTCTGCCTAAACCATAATATATGGCAAGGTAAAGATATAGTCTATGCCCTCTATTTAATTAGAGTTAAAGTATGTTGAAAGACAGGGTGTCACAGATTGACGTTGATTGTCCTAATGAATATAGACCGCAAATTTATCAACATATTTTTGATTCATTTGGACAAAGAAAGTGTGCTTATGTTTTAGCATTAGGAACGATTTCAGATAAAGGAACAATAGATGATATTGGCAGGGCATTATCAAGGCTATGGAGCAAAGAGAATCCAAATGACAATAATAACCCATATAGCCTTGACAAAATTGCACAAATTAAAAAACAGTTTGATGAGAATCCAGAAGAAACTAAAAAAATATATCCAAAATTGTTTTATTATTTTGATGGATTAAATGGAACAGTGGTTTCATTGTCACATCACCCCGCAGGTGTAATTATTGCACCAATAGATATTTATAGTCGCTATGGTATGTTTATTGATAAAGAAAATTTATCTGTGCTTAATTTGGATATGTCAGCGGCACATAATGTAGGACTTGTAAAATATGATATTCTTGGACTTGATACTATTAGTGTAATTGATAAGACTTGTAAATATGCTCACATTCCATATCCACATACATACCAAATTGACTTCAATGATAAAGCAGTATGGGATGGAATTAAAAAATCTAAATATGGTATTTTTCAATTTACAGGAGATTTTGCATTTAATAGTTTAAAAAAATATGATGTACAAAGTATTGATGATGTTTGTGCAGTTACAGCTTGCATTAGACCTTCTGGTGCTTCTTACAGAGATAGATTGTTAAATCATGAGCATAACAAAAATCCATCTAAACAAATTGATGAATTGCTAAAGAAAAACAATGGCTTTTTAATCTATCAAGAAGATATTATTGCTTTTTTACAACAAGTTTGTGGACTATCTGGTTCAGATGCAGATACAGTGCGAAGAGCAATAGGGCATAAAGATAAAAAATGTATTAAAGAAAATATGCCCAAAATTCTTGAAGGATATTGTAGCCATTCGGATAAGCCAAAAGACGTTGCAGAGAAGGAAGCAAAAGATTTTCTTGAAATAATCGATAATTCCTCAAACTATATGTTTGGGTTTAATCATTCTATTGGATATTCAATTTTAACTTATTATTGTGCATATTATCGACATTATTATCCAGTTGAATTCGTAACGGCACTATTGAATACGGCTGATACAGATGAGAAAATTTTAAATGGTACAACTCTAGCTAAAGAACTAGGAATTACTATATTTTCACCAAAATATGGTTATTCTAAATCTGAATATGTTCCGAATACAAAAAACCAATCCATCTATAAGGGAGTAGCTTCGATAAAACGTTTAAACCAGAAAGCCGCAAATGAACTCTACGCATTATCGCAGCAAACTCACTATGATTCATTTATGGATTTATTGCAAGATATTCATGCTAAGACATCTGTAAGCTCAGACCAACTCGAAATTTTGATTAAGATTGATTATTTTTCTGATTTTGGAGATATAAACTCTATTCTTGAACAGGTCAAAATTTATAATACATTTAATGGTAGAAAACAAATTAGTCGAGCTGATTTAAGCAAGTATCAATTACCGGAAGAATTAATGAATAGTATTTCTGGAAAAGTAACAGAGAAGTTATACAAAGACTTCGATTGGAAGGATATTGTCAAATATAAATTACAGAACTCTCATATCAAACCAGCGACTATCATTGATAAAGCAAAATATGAATTGGAATGTTTAGGGTATATACAAATTACAAATGATAATATTCCAGAATGTTATGCTATTATCTCTAATATTGAAGGCAAGTATAAGAGTAAGACAGTATCGTTGTATAGGATTCATGATGGAACAACCGATATTATCAAGGTAAAGGGTAAGACTCTTGAAAGTTATCCTTTGAAAGTGGGAGATATGATAAAAACGATTGAGATAGCCGAGGAAAACAAGTGGGGAAAAGATGCTGATGGACATTTCTATAAAAAAGATGAAACAGAAATGGTATTGAAAAAATACTCATATGTAAATTGAGGTGATGTAAAATATTAAACTTATATAAGTATTCTGACAAAGAAAAGGATGAACTTGTTAAGTCAATCGGTATTTGGGTTGACACACGCGAAAAAATCAATCCGCACATTATCGATTGGTTTGACAAACATAAAATTGAGCATAAATCCAAAGCATTGACAAATGGTGATTATTCTTTCTATGTGCCGCCAAATTCGGCACTAAATATTGACCGGTGTTTAGATTTCAGTCATGAGATTATGATTGAACGCAAAGCAAATCTGGACGAATTAGCCGGTAACTTTACAACGTCCAGAGCAAGGTTTCAGGAAGAGATGGCAACATTTGAGGGCAAGAAATATTTGCTTATTGAAAATTCACAGTTTCAAGATGTTGTTATTCATAAATATGATAGCAAATTCAGTCCAAAAGCATATCTAGCAAGTTTGCAGTCATTTAATCAACGATACAATTTGCAGATTATGTTTATGTCAAACAATACATATAGCGCAGTTTGGATTTACAGTGTATTCGTATACTATTTAAAAAATTTAATGAGATAAAGGAGAATCGTATGAATAGTATTGAAGTTTGTACTTTACTAAAATCTACAAGTTCTAAGACTGGCAAGGAACAGATTTTAAAAGATAATAGCGGCAATGACGAATTAAAGTCGATTTTGCAATTTGTATTTGATTCATACACTGTAACCGGAATATCTACGAAGAAGATTAGCAAACCAGTATCACAGCCCGTAACATATAAAGCTGATTCAATTTTTGACATTATGGATTATTTGAAAACGCATAATACCGGTACAAATGAAGATATTGCGAA